AGGCTTCTGATCCGCCAGACTGAAACGCAGCAACGCTTGTTTGTGCTGGTGTTCCTGTGGTGTAGTTAGAACCCCTAGAAGGCACTGAGTAGGAGTTTGTACCGTAAGAAGTGCTATTAGACTGTGTGGTTGGCTTGAGGTTGTAGTAACAGATCTCTAGCTCATACAGAGCAGGTAGATACCAGTCTGAGTAGCCGTTGATTGTTAGTGCGGCACACCACTGAGCAGCAGGGTAGGTAGATGAATCTAACTCTGCTGTATTAGTCGCACCGTCATAGGAAGATAAACCTAAAGAGTCTGAGGTTGCAGAGGTCTTGTAGTTGATAGACGCGTTCTCACCCGATGACTTAGGCGAGACAAGTAGATAGTAAGTGTTGCCACCAAAGGAGATCTGTCCTGCGTAGTAGCCACCTTCCCAGAACTCACCGATAGCAGACGGTCCAAAGCGATTACGAGCACCTGGGCCAAAGCCTCTGACAGAACCGCCTCCTAATGCTTCTAGGACAGGCATTATGCGTACCTGGACTGACTAGCCAAAACAGTGAACGTTGCTGAGCCTGTCTTGATGATGGAGTAGGAATACACGTCGATAGAACTAGCATTGCCTGCTGTAGGAGCAGTGCCACCTAGCCATTTAGGTGTAACCGACGAACCATCTACTTGCACCGCAGAGTTGTAGTAAGCAGTGCTTCCATTAGTGATTAAGAAGGCACAGGTCAAAACTTCTCCGGTCGCCATTGCGGTATTCAGTGACGTACCAGAAGAGGCTCTAAAGTTAACTGTAAAGTTCCCAGAGGCGTTAGTTGTGTAGTACAAAACACCTTGGGTTGTCGTGTCAAAGTTGATCGTACCTGTTGCTGCTGTTGCTGATACCGTGATTGTCTCAACAACACCTTGCAGCTTTGCACCGATCTGAGAGGATGTGGATGCTAGAGAGAGTTGTTTAGCAAAGGTTGCTGCTTGTGAAGCAGAGATGGTAAGTGCTGTCGTACCTGCTGTCTTGATTTCTAGGATGTCTGTATTGTCAGACGTAATAGAGGTTCCAGCGGTAGCAGCATTAAGGACGTTAGCCATTATTTACCTCAACCCAGTTAACGGTTGCTTCATCCCAACTGTACATCTTTCCGTCTGTAGGCATCGCTACTGGCGCTTCCCACTGTGCATTAGCGTTAAGTAACCAGCTAGCAAAGGGCTTAGGCGGTACGAAAGCGTCTATATCTTCGCGGTAGGTATAACCAATCCCTGCGTAGTTCTTACGCATGTTTCCGTTGTAGGAAGTCTGCTTCCAAGTACCACCGAGAATCTTTTCTAGGTGTGCAGCGCCGATATGCTCTTTCTCAACACCGGAAGCGTCAGAGGTGTCTTTGTTATCAACAACTACCACCTGAGTAACGATGTTGTTTTCATCTAATTTGCAAAAGTGAGCCATTACGCCTCCAGCTTTAATCCGGTTAAATCCATTTCTTCCCCGACAACACCGACTGGGAAAGTGTTAAACGATAGTGAGATTCTTACCTCATCGCCTTTGACTTCAGGAACCATATGGGTTAACGATGAAGGAAACAGAATCAATCTGCCTGCATAAGCCTCAAACCACCAACTCTCAGAGTTGTACGGGTTCCACTGGTCAGGAGGAAACTTGATCTGCTGCCAGCCATCTTTGTAGAAGTAAATCCTGTCATCAGGGTTGGTCTGGACGTAGAACACACCTGAGATGTAACTATTAGGATGAGCGTGTTTGTGGTGATACTGACCTTGTTCGCTATAGTTGCACCAGCTTTGCGTGACTCTTAAGGATACATTGTGCTTAGGATTGACTGTGCTTTTGAAGTAATCCGAGACGCTATCTTCTATGAATGAGCGCAGGCTTGTCAGTACAGGGCTACGAAGTACGAAGTTATCAGTGCTTGTCGTATTTCCCTGATTAGGTCTTGTCTCAAGCTCACGGATGAAGAACAACTCCTCATCAGACAAGGGACGACCTAACTCAGCAAATCCAACAGGGATGGGGAATAAGTTATGCAACTGCACGTTCAAATTCCTCTTTGGCTATGCCCATCTCGCGGAGTTGCTCGTCGGTGTAGATTGTAGGGATGCTGTCCTCAAACTCTCTGATCTTGTCTATCACCCAATAGACCTCTTCAATACTCGGGCAAGGTCTAGGATCATCCCAACGTGTAAAGACGTTGTTAGAAATTTCCCACTTCGCCCCAGGACGAAGAAGGTGCATAGCTGTGTCTATTCCTAAGAATTTATAAACTTTTGTAGTCATGTTATTGATTGATTTTGATAATTACGATACCGGAAGAACCATTTCCTCCTGCAAATGCAGTTCCGGGGCCGCTTCTAGCACCACCGCCACCGCCAGAACCAGTATTAGCAGACGGCGCATTTGACCCTGAAGTAGTCCCAGAACCATTGCCTCCAATGCTTGACCCTCCAGTACCCCCGCCCCCTCCTGCGTATGATCCACCTCCACCTCCACCAGCATAAGTCCCGCCGCCTAAAGCAGCACTAACTGTAGTGCCTGCTCCGCCGTTACCACCTGAAGAACTGCTGCCATTAGAACCAGTACCACCGCTACCACCACCGCCGCCTGCGCCATAATTACCGCCGCTTGTAAAATTGCTTCCTCCGGTATTTCCCTGCGCTGGAGAAGTAGAAGGCGTATCCCCCGCTCCTCCTGATCTGCTTATTCCACTAGCGCCACCAGCACCACCGCCAGAACCGCCAGCAACACCATTTGCTACATTCCCCCCACCTTGATCTCCATAACCTCCACCTCCACCTCCAGCAGAAACGATTCCCGGTGAAGCAAATGCACTAGGACTTGTGCCGCCAACTATAGAAGAAAGATTTCCGCTACCGCCAGAGGCAACAGGAGATGTAGTGCCGCCGTTACTTCCTCCAGCACCAACTGTAATTGTGTAATCAGCGTTTGCTGATACAGTCGTTGTGCCTGTTCTATAACCTCCGGCTCCACCACCACCGCCTCCGTTAGCACCACCACCACCGCCACTTGCAACCACAAGGTAGTCCACACTGGTCACACCAGTAGGACATTTCCACGTAGTCGTGCCTTTGAATACAAAGACGGTTTGGCTAGCAACGGTGTACTTTAGGATGACGATACCGGAGCCGCCGTTAGCACCATTTCTTGTTCCTGGTGTCCATCCACCGCCGCCACCTGAACCTGTGTTAGTTGCGCCTCCAGTTAGGTTATTAGCGCCAACAGGAGCCTCTCCTTTCCCGCCAATTGAATTAGTGCTTGTGTTTGTAGTTCCTCCAGTACCACCAGCAGCATAATAAGTAGCAGTACCAGTAATAGAAGATAGTGATCCAGACCCTCCGCCAGAAGTGCCTTGACCACTCCCGCCATTCCCCCCCGCTCCACCTCCACCACCATAATCAGTCCCGCCGGTATTGCCCTGTGATGGTGTTGTAGATGGGGTATTACCTGCTGCTGCTGGATTTCCCGTTCCTGCGCTACCGCCGCTTGACCCCCCAGGTGCTCCGGCATTATTTCCGTTAGATCCGCCACCGCCTCCACCATATGCCTTAAATGTGTTAGTTCCGGCTCCAGACGGGTTTTCTATTATAGGAGCGCCTGCTATGGATGAATTGCCGCCAGAACCACCTTTTGCTGAACTGCTTATTGAACCAGTTCCTGCTGCACCAACCTCAATTGTGTAATCATTTCCTGCCGTGACACTTAATCCTGTGCCGGTTCTAAACCCGCCTGCGCCACCGCCTCCAGCAGCATTATTACTAGCAAAGCCACCACCCCCACCACCAGCCACCACCAAATACTCAACCTCTGTCACCCCAGCAGGGCAAGTCCACGTAGAGGTAGCTGTAAAGGTTTGGATGACGGTGTAGCCACCACCGCCGCCCCCTGAACCAGCAAAGGCAGCAGCAATCATTGCACTTAATGCACCAGCCATATTAGGTCACTCCTGCACCAGAGACATACCATGTATCCGTAGCAACCTTAAGTAAGGTAGCCATTCCCTTTGTCGCCACTGTCCTGTTACCCGTAGCACCATTGGCAAGCTGAAAGGTAACACCAGCACCAGAGATCGTAAGGTTTCCAGAGTTGTTATTAACGACAAGGATCGTTGTACCGACATCAATCGCCGTAGTTGCGTTTGTGTTTACCGTAAGGGTTGCTGTAGAGCCACCAGTAAAGTAAATATGCTTACCCGCATCGCTTGCAGCCACAGTCGTATTCGTGCTCTGTGGAGCGCCGATATAACCAACCTTGTTAGTACCATCTACCGTACAGTTACTTAGATTACCCGATGTAGGTGTTCCTAAGATCGGAGTTACTAAGGTAGGTGTATTAGCAAAAACATTAGCACCTGTACCTGTCTCATCCGTAAGCGCTGCTGCTAAGTTTGCAGACGATGGCGTGGCTAGGAAGGTAGCTACGTTAGCTGCAAGGCCAGATATACCTGTACTTACTGGTAAGCCTGTACAGTTTGTGAGCGTACCTGATGATGGTGTGCCTAACGCACCGCCAGAGGTTAGTCCTGTAGCAAAGGTTAGGTTGCCTGAGCCATCAGTTTGTAGAAACTGATTAGCACTACCGTCTGTGCCAGGAAGCGTAAAGGTTGTGTTGCTGCTGGTATTGGCAGATTGGACGGTTGTTGTCCCTGTCCCAGAAGCGTTACCCTGAAGTTTGATCTTTGACATAAGTTACCCCAAAACCATCCACGATTGACCATCTGGAACCGTCACAGCATAACCTGCCGCGACCGTGACAGGACTGACAGACAGTCCGTTTGTGTTGCTCGTAAGTGTGACATTGCTCGAAATCAAAATTTGCGATTCTAGGATTGGCCCACCTGCGCCACCACCTGTAGCCGACAGCGTACCAGCCGACAAACTAAGGCCAGAGCCTACCGTGACGTTACTAAACCCGCCCGTACCGTTGTTAGCTAAAAGCTCTGTATTCGCACCAGTAGGAGCAGGAGCAGCACCTAACGTATTGTAAGAAAGCGTGACTGCTGTAGAACCGTTAAATGTCGTTCCTGACGCTGCACCAGAACCAGAGTTATTGAGTGTTAATGCGTTAGTTGTTGTGCCACTTCCTCCGGTTGCGCTTAACGTACCAGCAGAGAACGATAGCCCCGTTCCTATCGTGACATTAGAAAAGCCACCAGACCCGTTTCCATACAGGATTGACGTTCCACTAGTAGCCGGAGCGTAATCCGTACCTGATGTGGCTGTCGTAAAGCCTGAGCCATTACCCTTGAGGATACCGTTAAGACTTGTTGTAACCGCAAGGGTTCCTGAACTCGTTACCGGAGAATTGGAAACCGTAAAGCCAGAAGGCATGGTGAGGCCAACTGAAGTAACTGTCCCAGAGCCACTTCCTGCCGATGCCCATACAAACGCTGAACCATTCCACTGTAAATAAGTAGATGATGTCGTAGGAGCATCTATAAACGATGTCGCACCTACACCCGTCTGGTACACAATCTTGTTAGCAGAACCTCCAGATACATTCTGTGCGCCTGTTGCCGTTGTTGCAGAGGCTGCACTTCCAGTAATTGATATGGACCAGGTTCCGCTAGCGTTAGTACCCGTTGTGGATGGAGCGCCAATCGTGTTGTAACTAATGGTTCGCGCTACCGATCCATCGAAGGTTGTTCCTGAAGCAGCACCGGAGCCTGAGTTGTTGAAGGTTGCAGCATTGGTAGTCGTTCCACCACCGCCAGACGCAGCAGCCCAAACAAACCCCGTTCCATTCCAAGAGAGGTAAGTCGAGCTAACCGTTGGGCCTGCAATAAAGCTCGTAGTTCCTGAGCTTGTTTGGTAAGGGATCTGGTTAGGACCACCGCTAGCAAGGTTTGTCGAGGTTGTCGCAGAAGTCGCAGACGTTGCACTTGTCGCCGTTGCCGCGTTGATATTCCATGAACCTGTCGCGCCTGTACCTGTGATCGGCACATAGTCCGTACCAGCAGTTGCATTTGCAAAGCCACCAGAACCGTTAGCCTTTAAGATCGAGGTTCCTGTTGTCGCAGGAGCGTAGTCAATCCCAGACGATGCAGTAGAAAAGCCACCTGCGTTGTCGCCTTTTAGGATGCCTGTGCCTGACGTTGGTGGAGCGAAGTCAGTACCGGACACTGCCGCAGAGATAACGCCGCTAGCAGCCTTCAGAACGCCCGTAGTGCCTGCTGCTTTGACTAGCTTGCCCGTACTACCATCAAACAAAACGATTTGATTAGCGGTCGCTCCAGACGGTCCTACAACGTCACCCGTTCCTGCTGGAGTCGCCCAGGTTAGTGCGGTCCCATTCCACGAGAGGTAAGTTCCTGACGATGATGGAGCGGTTACAAAGCCCGTTGTATTAGATGCGGTCTGTACCGCAAGACGATTGGCAGCACCGCCTGCAAGATTGGTTGCGGTTGTTGCCGATGTTGCACTTGTCGCACTATTGGCAGAACCAAGAATGTCGATGTTCCAGGTTCCAGTAGCGCCAGAACCCGTGTTAGAAGGAACGCCTAGATTGGTGCGAGCATCACTTGCTGTAGAAGCGCCTGTGCCACCGTCTGCAACGGCTAGGTCTGTAATCCCTGTGATCGAGCCACCAGAGATAGAAACCGAGTTAGCCGCTTGTGTAGCGATAGACCCAAGACCGAGGTTCGTTCTTGCGGTCGAGGCTGACGATAGGTCAGAGAGATTATTGGCCCTGTAAGCGTAGGTTGTATCCTGGCCTGTCGCGGTTACACCTAAGTTAGTGCGAGCATCCAGCGCAGAAGAAGCTCCGGTCCCACCGTCTGCCACGGCAAGATCGGTAATGCCTGTAATTGAACCGCCAGTAATGGATACGCTAGCAGCGGACTGTGTGGCAATCGTGCCTAAACCTAGATTCGTGCGAGCAGTCGATGCCGAGGAGAGATCAGAGAGGTTATTGGACCTAAAGGCATAGGTTGTATCTTGGCCTGTCTCGGTGACACCCAAATTGGTTCGTGCGGTTGCGGCATCCGTTGCACCTGTACCACCGCGAGCGACTGTCAGGGTTCCTGTCGTTCCCGCGATAATAGGAAGGCCAGTACCGTTAGTTAAGGTTACCGCAGAAGGTGTGCCGAGGTCAGGTGTCGTTAGTGCCGGAGATGACGCACGAACAACATTGCCCGTACCCGTAACGGACGAGAATGAGAGGTTTCCGGACCCGTCTGTGCCTAGTAGGGTATTGGCAGCACCATCAGCAGAGGGCAGTACAAAGGTTGTGTTGGTGGAGATAGAAGCGGCAGCGCGTAACTCAACGTAGTTAGAACCGTTATCTGCATCCTCACCGAGACGAACGCGACCTGCGTTAGCCGTTACACCCTGAACCGTTAAGACATCAGAAGAGGTAAACGAGTCGCCATCTAAGCCTGCCTGTTGATTCTTGAGCTGCGACATAAGCTCACGAATCGCGTTGTTGATGTTACTAGGAGCGCATCCCTCAGCAATATCGATGCCATCAATATCGGTGTTGTTGCCTGGAGTTGAGGAGAACTCGGAAATCTTTGTCTTTGCCATGATTACTCCGCTTGCATCCCTGAAATCAACGGCGCAAAGCCTAGATCCTCAGCTTTTTTCCGTAATGCCTTAGAAACAGGCTCAACCGTCATTTTAGAGGCTTTTTGCATCATTAGCGAAGCCAATTTCGGATCTAGCATGGCTTCGACGAGTAACTGACCAACACGCTCGTCAGGAATCTTGTATAAAAAATTAAGAGGCATAGCCAAAGACTTAACTGTTGCGGTATCCGCAAGCACATCAGAAAACATCGAGCCAATCAGGTTTGCAGTCGAAAAGTTTTTGAATGTATCGGAGCCTGGGCGTTGCGCCACCGCAGATGTTAGCGACGATGTTCTGTCTAAATCCTTAATTAAGTTATCAAGCATGGTGGCTTGGCTTTGGTTTAGCGTGCGACCAATCTCTTGCGCCCTATTAGTTAACTGGCTTCTTAACTTCGCCTGGCTGAAGATTGGGATAGCATCTTCTGTGCTTGTTATATCTCTAGCCGCGACCGTAGATTTCTCTTGTATCTTTTGCAAGAGCTCCTTTTGGCTAATTGGAATAGACTGCCTGCGGTATTCAGAGAGGTAATTTTTGAACCCAGGTGCGCTCTGCTCGATAACATCATCAATTACAGACCTTATCTGCCCAAGTTCCTGAGCGGCAAGCCTTAGCCTGAAATCTTCTTTGTCGAACTTACCTTCTATGGCCTGATTGATGTCTTTGCGTATACCGTAAATCCGTTCTGGCGTTACCGGCACTTCTTCGACATCTTTAATCAAGCCCTGCACAAACTTCATTGCATCCCTAACAGGCTTAGAGCCACCTGTTTCGCCGCGAACTATATTGTTCATGGCTGACCTTACGGGATTAAGAGCATCGTAAGACATAGGCCCAAACTCTTTTTGAGCAAAGAAAGCCTCTTCTCGCATTGGCTTTGTTGTTTGTTTTCTGACCTTTTCTAACGATTTAATAACCTCTGGGCCAACTCCGGACTCAGCCTGAAATGCTTGCGATCGAGCAAGATTTTGCTGCGCCACGCGCTGACCAAGTAAATTTTGAACATCTAAAATCTTAGCAACAGGTGTTTGCAGACCAAGTAAGCCAGGGTCTCTAGCTGCCTCAGCAAGTGTCGGCATAGAACCAGGTATGTACTCAGGAGCTGCCATAGCCCTTGCAGCGGCAGACTCAGGTATCGTGGCAAATCGGTTAAGGATATTGCCAACCATTACCTCTCGACCTTCTTGCGTAAACGGCTGAACTACGCTTTTCGCAATTTGAGCGCCAGACCTGGCGACAGCCGGAGCGCCAGAAGGTGTCATCGACCCAACGATTCCCAGTCCCGCCTGAGCAATCGGAGGCAATCCTTCTTCTCTTGCTAAGCTAGATGCTCCAGCACCACCTAGTGTGGCAATACCTTGCGCCCTTGGATCTCTCGCTAAAGTTGCGGCAACTTCTCGTGTCACAGGGCTTTTTGCCACACGCTCAACATTTTTGGCAAGCTGAACAGCACCGCCAGTACCAACCAAAGCGGATGCCAAGTCTTGAGAGACACGCTCTTGCGCTGTCTGTGGTTGAGGAAGGATTTTATTTAGAAGGTTTTGTATGGTCTCCCCAGGAGGCGCAGCGACTTGCCTTCCAGCGACAACATTCATGAGACCCGTAATAGGATCGGCAATCATCGTCGGTAATGCGGTTAAACCGCTAACAGCAGCCCTAGCTGTTAAACCAAGTTGCCTTGCAATACCACCAGGCGATACCTCTGGCTTACGCTCTGCTTGAGCAAGCATTTCATCAATAGGTTTTTTAATTGCCTTTGTTTGACCGGATACGACAATTGCTCGCAAACCCTCATCAGAAACCTTTGACATATCCCCAGAGGCAATGGCCTCTAGGTCTTTGTCTGATAGCTTGCTTAAGTCCATTATTGGCCTCGCGCTCTAAGTCTTTTTTGTATCTCTTCTTGCGCCGCTTTCATAAGATCTGTCGCGGCATCTGATTTAGGCGTTTCTTCTGGCGGCTCTGGCTTCGCGCCTTCAACACCCTTTGGTCTTTTTGCCGCAACATTGCCCATATCGGTAATGATTCGTGACAATTCAGACGCTTGTTTATCAATAGCTTTTTTGCCAGTAAAGATACCCGTGACGGTTGTTGGATCTTGTACTAACTGCTCGATGATCGCCAAGTCAGGTCCGTTAAGAACGCCTAAGTTATAAGCCTCTTTAGCCTGTAACTGCATATTGCGATACTTAAGTTGTATGTCTGCGCGTTTAGTAGGGTTTGCAGCATCAGTGACTGTAAAACCAGAAAGCGATTTTCTAAACTCCTTGATGGCATCAACTGTGTTTTGAGCGCCAATGACCTGTTTCGCCTGAGCCTCTGGTATCTTGCTTGCCGCCCCCATGACAGGCTGTCCCGTTTGGTCGGTTATTGGAATGGCTGGCATGCCAGGGATAGAGGAAACATACATCTGCCCCTTGTCGGTATCAACAATCCTATACGCACCTCGTTCAAATTCGCCTTTAGCAAGATTAAGTCGTTGGCCTTCCATGCCAACGCGCTGACCTTCCATAGCAACTCTTCGATTTTCAAGTTGAAGCCTTTGCTCATCAAGCATGATTCTCTTGGCTTCTGCTGGAGGTATGTTTTTCTTGATCTCTCCGGTAATCGTTCCGGTCGTTTTGTCTCTAAAAACAATGCGATCGCCTTGATCGACCTGCTCTTCGTTTGGCAAAGGCGAAGCGTTAACCGTTTTCATTGCACCTGTTTTGCTTAACTGAATAAGCGCCGGCCTTCCTCCAATCATCACAGTCGTTGGAGTTGTTGAGTATTCGTCTTTGAGTTGTTCGCCTAAAAACTTTGAGCCAGCCTCTGGTCCCATAATCCTTGCAATGGCTAGCTGTTCAGCGCTCAACGATCCAAATGGAGTTGCTTGTTTTTGCATGGCTTGCAGCCTATCTGCAGCCGCAGCGGTCGGTCCTTCTGTGCCCATCGCCCTTCCAGCAATAGCGGTTTGTTGCTCCGCTGTTGGACCCATCAGCATCCGATTAAACGCCTCTTCGCGCTGACGTTTTTTCGCAGCCTCTTCCAACTGCAAGCCCATCATCCTATCCTGCACCGCCTGCTGCATAGCACCACGATAGGCTTGCTGGCCTGCCTGTAAACCTTGCGCCACAAGCTCGCCCGTAGACTTTCTAACAGGGCTTCTGCCAGACCCTGCTAACAGAGAAAGCCCTAAGTTAAGCAAACCTTGATCTTGTGCTTGTTGGCGTAACTTCTCCTGCTCTTCCGCGCCTAACAGGCCACCCATGTAAGAAGGCATGTCGCCAAATATGCCGCCAAGGAAATTAGATGTAGACACAATTACCTCCCAAGCAAGCCAAGCAATCCACCTGCCGCTGCGCCCAACCCAGTGCCAAGACCAGGAACCATACTGCCCAATCGAGCGCCTGTTAATGCGCCGCCAAGAGCACCTGCCAGCGGATTAGAGTAGGTCGGCTGAATAGTCTGCTGCCCAGCAGGAGCGCCATAAGCACTCGATAAGAACGACTGTAGGTTCGCGTAAGGTTGCTGTTGTTGGTAGTTGAACTTCTGAATGGCATCCGCAAGAGCAGCCTGTTGGTATTGCTCTGCTGTCTGACCAACCTGAGCCAGTTGTGCAATGTCCGTGTAGTCCTGAGCAGCAAGACCTGGTGCAGCACCGATAGCCGCTTGTTGTCTAGCCTTCTCTTGCTCGTAAAGATTCGCACTGAGACCAAGCGCAGATTGCTGCCTTGCTCGCTCGTCTGCATAGTTTTGGTAAGCAAGCTGACCAGCCTGAGAAGTTAGCGCATTTGCTAACGCGCCCTGAGCACGAGCCTCTTGAGACATCAGAGCCTCGTTCATCCCGTAGCGACCAGAAGCAGAAGCTCTAGACCTCATCTGGTTGATTGCGTCTTGATAAGACTGCGTTGCTTGAGAAAACCCTGGTTGTAAGGCTTGCGTGAGGTAAGGATTCGGGTTGAGGTAATTACCTGTAATTGTGCTTTGCAACAACGGGTTAAATTGGCCTTGTAAAGCTGTAGCCTGAGCGCCGCCTATCTGGCCTGCAAGTTGTTGTTGGGCTAAAGGTACAAGCGGATTGCCTTGCATAGCCCTTGTCTGCATCGCAGACATTGCGGCCTGAGTCTGTTGCGATGGGCCAACGTACGTCTGCCCTGTGTAGGCTTGTGGGCCTCCAGTTGCGTATAGACGTTGAGCCTCAGATAGACCGTACTGAACGTACGGCTGCATAGACGGATCTAATTCCGTCCTGGTTACTGTGTTTGTTGACCCGCCGGACATATTAAACCTCTCTTACCCATTTCCTGGGCCTGAAACCCAACGCTTGAGCTTTGCGATCCCAGCCTTTACGCCACGAATCAAAGCTGATAGTCCTTGCGCCACCTTCTCTCGCAATGCGGAGAACATGATCCATGCCTGCATCAAAATCTCCCTTGCCATAAGCGCACCAAATATGCAAATTATCGCCGATAGGCTGCAAAACAACAAAGCCGCAAGGATAAGTATCCTCAACAAAGACCCAAAGAAGTGATCGCCCTGCAAAACAGTCCGCGTAAATGTCCTCGGGTATCCATGCTTCTGGACTCTTTCTGAGAATGACTTCCAATCCCTGCCTAACGAACGGCCAGATTTTGCGAAGATTCTCCGGCTTAACGTATTGAACATTCATCCAACCACCACATAACCATAAGTCTTATCGGAGGTAGCGTTAGGAAAATGCGTAATCGTCGCGGAGCCATTCGTAACCGAAGAGATATACACCCCACCGTTAGAAAACCCCCCAACAAACTGCATCGTGGCAATCACAGAAGGAGTCGCAGGCCTCGTCGGACTCGTTTGAGTGGGGATGTGCTCGATGATGGCAAGCGTTGATGTCGTAGCCCACATAAGCTCAATATAGTCATTAGCCGCCAGGTCTATAAATAGATTAAGCGCAGCAATAACGTGGCCTTTGACCGACCCATGTTTTGAGTCAATCGAAAACTTAGAGTTACTGTCAGCAACGTCAGTGCCGTTTTTTCTTATCCAAACATCTACGTCCTGTATCTGCGAGTCATCGTTAGCAAACTGAATCGAGAACTGGAAGTTGTACTTACCAGCAGCCCTTACATTGATCCTCGACGAGTTTGATAGGTAGACGTTATTAGACAGGTCGGTGTTAGAAAACGTGATGGCATAGGCTGTTGTCGTGCTTGCGGCTGATTGATCGTTAACATCGAAAAACGAGCCGTATGGGACCGCATCTGCGTAGGCATTGGCAGAATAAGGTACAAGGATGATCTTGCTTTCTACCCCTATTCTCGCGTCTGTAATCGTGGTTGTGGTGGCGTTTCCGGTATTAAGCGTCACCGTTCCCGTGTTGTTGGTCTTACCGTCCATGATGTTACGGACGATTTCGGCAACCGCTCTCGCATCGCCACCAAACGGAGGCAGCGTACGGAAGATCATCTCAGCCCCTGCGGTACAACCGTGACATCTATTCCAACAGCAGAAGTCCAGACCCCAGAAGGCCTTACCTGCAACCGATGGTAGGTTCCAGAAGAACGCAAACCAATGCGGTTGTCATCGTTTGCCGTATAACTTGAACCCGTAAACTGAGCAACCTGGCCCAAACGCTTTCTCGACGAGATTTGCACTGAGCACGATCCCGTATCAATCACGGGCCTTACTAGCGTCACTACGCTAGGTGTATCGTTGAGCGATAAATCAGGTGTAATGATGTTTGCCGTTAATGCCGACCCAGAAAAGGCCACGATCTTTGCGCCTAGCGTACCCGTAAGCAGGTTGGATGTGACCGTATACCCAAAGGAATCAAGGCTTGCAGGAAGCGAATCAATGCTTCCGTAAGCGTCTAATTGCTCTAAGGTCAGGCCAGACGAAGAGGTTGTTGTGATAGCGGTCGAAGATGAGATCGTGTCTACATTCACCTCACCATAAGACCACTTGTTAAGGTTGAAGTTGTAGATCAGGACGTTGGTTGATTGACTTGTCGTCTTAAAGCACCAGATAACGAGGTTTTTAAGCGGGTCAATCGCCGCACTCATCGTAGATAACTGCGATATATCTACGTTGTTGAAGAACCACCTGTCTACCTTCTCGACAGAAATAGACTCGACTGCCTGACCATTGCAGCGATAAAACCCATCATCAGACAAAAAGAACGACATGCCGCCATACTGGATGATCGAGTTGGGCTCCATACAACCCAAGCCCCTAGAGATCGTGTCGAACTGGAACACGAGAGGGCTTCCAACGTAGGACATACGGACAACCGCACGATCCATGTACACCAATCCATACTCACCACCCGTCAATCCCTTGACATGCCCACCATCAGGAATGTCCTGGTAGTCAGACTGTGTGAGAGCGGATGGGGTCCAATCGGTTTCGTCGCCCAAAGCGCACCATTCGACACGGTTAGGGTAGATCGTTGCCCCATTGTTAAAGCCTGCAACCACAAAGTCTCTAACCGTAGTGACGTACCGAGACTTAGGCGCAGCAGCACCAAGGTCTGCAAAAAGGGTCGATGAGCCCATGAGGTAGCCCTGGAGCCTGTCACCACCGTTAGCTGCGATCACTCGGTTGCCGAATTGGGTAAACCGCCACTTCTGATCCGATGGGGTTGTATAACCACCAGACTTTGATACGTCAGACAAAGCTAAGTTCGTACCGAGCTTAAACAACTTCGTATCACCGCCAGCAAAGACCGTAACTGCTTCACTAGGTGCAGCAGCAGCAACAACCGAGTTAAGCGTTTCTGATGCTGCGTTAGACCACTCAGCAGGAGCAGGAAGCGGTCCGTATCCTACTTGTTGTGGAATGACGTTCTTAGCATCCACAAGCGCACCAGCCACGCCTGGCTGATCGGGTAACCACTCACCAAAGTTAACTCTCATCGTTTAGCAAGCGCCATCGCAAGAGGAACGCCCGAATACTGGCTCTCCTCGTCGGATCTCGTAAGCGCAGTGATCGCACGATCATACAAAACACCCCAGGTCTGCAACCGAGGGTCATTCATGAGATAAGGTTCAGCCTCTCCTAGAGCACCGTACAAAAGCGCATCAGGGCAAGTCGTTAGGAAGAGGTTTGTTGTGTTGGAAGTCGAGAGAAAAGCAGGCGCTGCGTAGTAGAGGATCTTAATCGTGTAATTGCTGTCAGGAATTGGCGCAAGCTGAATGGTCGAGCCGAGGATCGTGTAGAAAGCCGGTACACCACTCTCGTTCGTCCTGCCGTTCCTGATGAAGATACTCGGCGTTGCGAACGTGATCGGGAAGTCGGGATCAGAATCAACGTACACATCCCGCGCTTGCAGGAAGTCAGTAGGGAGGTTAATTGTTGCGCCACCACCAGTCGCCGTGATCGATGTCTGGGTAAGCATCTGGCGCAGGCGTAGATCTCTGCGTAGGCGTATTTCCGCGAGTTGGATGAAGTCAGGGATCGCGGTAGTAAGATCATCTCTACTGAGATAATTAGCTATCGTCGTTTGTAGTTCGCTGTAAGTGCTTAGGGCCATATTCGACATCGCTCCATCGATATTCGTACGTCCCGATGTGTCCTATCTCAAGACTCAATTCGTGATCCACGAACGTCTGAATACCGTGATCTAGGGCTTTTACACAAAAATGCACATCTTCGCCAATTAGACCACCCGCCCCCCATACTACATCAAACCAAGGTTGGGGCATAGCCTCAAACACAGATTTATGGGTTAGCACAACCCCAAAACCTACAGCAGTGACAGCCTCGATACCCTTCTTACCTCTGCTCTCAATCTTCTCAAAGATTTCCTTGTCTTGATGGAAGTTAATAGCCGTAGGTAAAACGGGCTTTCGTCTCGTGACTGCGTTAACCCCGACGATCTGTTTGCCGTGAGCTAACAGACGCTCCAAGGTGTTCTTGGGGAACCTCATATCCGAGTCAACCCAGAGAATGTATTCCGCACCGTCTGCCAGCGCTTCTTTCGCTAGAGACTCGCGTTGAGAGAAGATCAGCGTGCCTGGCGCTGTGTAGAGCAATAAAGCGCCACCGTGTTTGCCGACCCGATTAGCACCGTCATAAGCAGCCAATCGAGCCATGTCAAAAGATGTACCGGTCATCATCGTGTCCCTGCATGGGACGCACAGAGCTACTTTCATACTTTTCCTGGCCTCGTCCTGAAGTGTCTATTCTCTGGGTCGTTCATCCACGCCCTGAATCTTTTCTCGTCGATTACCGCAAACCCACGCATGATGCCCTTGGCGTTTAGGTCATCAATTACAACAAAGGGAAGTTGTGCGTAGCGTGTCCACTCTCCCCATCGCTCACGCTCGTCTGTCGCGTTGTACAGGGCTTTGTTCTGCTCAACGATGTCCGTTATCTCTTGTGTCCTCTGAAACACAAACTGATCGTCGGTAGCGTGAAATGTTGTCTTTGTGCTCATAAAAAAAGGGAGGTTGTTACGCCTCCCTTCTTTTTACCACAGTTTATAACTTAGGCAGACTTCAGATCCGCGAGGATACCGTGAGCTGCTTCGTTACGCATTTCCATCGTGAACTCAGCAAGGATCTGGGTCTTTTCAGAGTCACCAGTTTTTGCAAGTTCGTTCGTCTGGAACGGACGGAGGTAACCAATCGCTGCGTACTCAGGGTCAAGGATGAACGCATCACGGCTACGAATGAAACGATCTGGTACAACAGAGATCGAACCAAAGTCGCTGAGATAAACGTCAGCCGCGCCAATGATGGTCGTAGGAGCATCCGAAGGAGCCATGTAACGCTGTGCTGCGATACCAGCAAAGGTAGATACAGTCTGCTTCAGTGCAGGACCAACAACGAGGATCTTGGGGCTGCCGCCAGAGGTGTAAACCTGCTGAACGCCATCCTTAAGGATTGCCTCGGTAAAGGTACGGGTCGTACCGTCGCTACGGGTCGAAACACCGATGGTGGTGGGGTTAGCACCATCCGAGGTGTTGTAGTTCGAGTTGGTCTTGAGCCAAGAAAGCAACGAACCCATCTTGCGAGCTGTCGATGCGCCACCAGCAGAACGGCCCTGGTTAGCAGCAATGATCGTCTCTTGGTCACGCTTGAGTTCTTGCGAAGCCTTCGAGAGCTGGTAAGCCTTCTCTGCGCGGCGACCTGCAAGATCAACAGCCATCATCGTGCCGGAAACCTGGATCGTCTTAGCAACGATCTGGGTATAGTTACCGAGACGGGTTGTGGGAGAAAGCGTTGCAGCCGTAGCATCGTCACCTTCAACCTGTGCGTTGTTGGTGGTTGCTGCTGCGAGGGTATCCGTCTGCCACTCGTGGTAAACAGCGGTTGCCTTCGTGCGAGCAAGCGACGAAAGGATAGGGGTTTCTGTGGGGCTGATGTTGTAGATAACATCAGTCAAGTCCTCACGCTGACCGACAGCCGTGAAGGTTTGGTATGTACCTGAAGGGACAGACATCTTAATCTCCTAAATCATAAAAATCGTTCAAACACTCTGGCAGCATCTTGACGAGATCCCGTCTTCTTTAGCCGCGCAAAGTCCTGTTTTGCAGCCTCTGTGGCTATGGTCTTACCTGTTGCGTTCCCAGCCCTTAGCATCTTGGGAGCCTCGGTAACCTTCTTGGTTACACCAGGCTTTGCCTTCTGCAACTTCTGGTACTGGCTTGCCATCCACAACGTCAATACAGCACGAGAGTCCGTTGCGTTAGCCAACTCGGTATCTGAATACCCGATTGACTTTGCAAAGCTACGAAGTTCAGACCGAACCTTCTCACCCTTTTCGGGGTGGGCATAGTCAGGAATTGCTTCCGCAACCCTCTTAGCCTCCTCAACAAGATGCTTCTCCAGGTGTGCCTCGCGCTCTGCCTGTTGCTCTCTAGCAATGCGTTGCTGCTCTGCACGAATCTGCTGGACCTGCTTTTCCTGCTGGGTTCGTTCTGCGACCTTCACTGCGTAAGCAATGGGATCGGTTTCCTTCAAGCTCTCAATATCCTCGCCACGCATTTGTTGGCTCAAAAAGTTATCCATTGCCTGCAAACGCTGCGAGTACGCATCTCTCGCCTGCTTTGCTTGCTCGATTGCGGTCTTTTCTGCCTCTACTGCCTTCCGCTGCTCGGCAAGCTGATTAGTCTTTTTGTGGTAATCCGTACCCTTTTGGTAGCCTTCGATCAGTTCTTGGAGGGTCACCTCGCGTTCTTCGCCTGCTGCTTTGACTACGAAACGCTGTTCCTCCTCTTGAACTTCCTCTCCAGACTCCTCTGGCTCAGATTCACTGGCAACAAGCTCTTGCTCGTCTGGTTGGTCTTGAACTTGCTCCTGCGGAGGTTCGCCGCCACCCATCATCCCTAAGAACGCATTTGCTGCCTGTCCCACTGTCAAGCTAGTCCCTTGCGGGTTGCTGCCTTCCATAAACTAACCTCAATTCAAAATATACGAAACCGTTTTTTCACCATCTCGCCTTCGGCGGCAATAGCTTCCAAACGGGCTTTTACCTGATTGACTGCCCGAATCGACCCGTAAGCCTCTTCGCGTTTGTCAATCTCATCAGGATTGCTGTTGATGATACGCAAGATGTTGTCTTTTTCCAACTCGGCAAAGACCTCTTGCAGAAACTCATCGCCAAGTAAAGCCTTGGCTCGCTCCCATTTCGTCATAAGAGACTCTTAACCTTGTCTTTAGGTAACCGTGATTCGTTGAGTGCTTTCAAGAAATCCTCGCCGTATTTGTTGACCGCTTTCTTGCGGATGACGTACTCACCGACCTGGAGACTTCCGTAACCATCATCTGGAGTCGGAGGGTTTGGGCCTAGCAGACCCTTTACCTTGCCGCCCTTCTCGTAAGCAATCTTCTCTTCGGTTATCTTGCCGCCTTTGTAACTTGCTTGCTGCAACTGATCTTGAACCGACTCGCCGCCATAGGTTGCTCCGGTCTGAGCCTCATAACTTTTTTGCAGTTGCTCTTTATCGAAGATACCAGGCATAAATGCAGGCTTTGTTCCCGTGACAGCAGGAACGCCAAACTCTAAGGATTGAGGTAACAGACGCGTATATCCGGCAGCACCGGACTTGAACATATACGGAGCTTGTTCAGTAGGACCGACACCGTAAAAGAAGTCCGTGGTCGGTGTTGCTAACTTGGTGTTGCCTCCACCAACCGTGAAGTTAGAAAAGGTGGCCGTAGGTATCTGAACGCCAGACAATGCCGCGTCAATCACACCAGGTTGTACACCTTGTGATAACGCATACTGCCTAACCGCTTGTGATGTTGCATACGGATTGCTGTTGAGCAGGTTTTGGATGTACGGAATCATCTCCGCGCTTGTATAAGCAGAGAGCGGTCTTGTTCCTGTCGGAGTTGTTGGAGTTGTTGGTGTTGTTGGAGTCGTCGGGGTCGTTGGAGTTGTCGGAGTTGTTGGTGTAACTGGAGCCGTTGGGAACGTCAGGCCAGCAATCAACATCGGAATCTGGCCTTCAGGAACGCCTTGCTGCGCGGCAAACGCTTGGAATTGCGCTGGCGTTACATACGTCCCTGCCGCTTGTTGTTGGGCGATGATGTTCTGAGCATACGGAATCATCTCGGCAATTGTGTAGTCAGCCATCGTTTTGTTGACGATGTTCCCGCTAGCATCGAGCTTCTGCCAGGACTCAAGCGTTGGAGTAACAGGTTGAGTTACCGCATTGATTACATCTGTAATCGTTGGCGTTGTAACAGGTGGTGGCGTTACAACCGGAGGTGGCTCATAGACCGGAGGAGGTTCGTAAACTGGAGGAGGTTCATAAACCGGAGGTGGCGCTGGAGGAGGTTCATAGACCGGAGGAGGCGCTGGAGGCGGCTCGTAAACCGGAGGTGGTTCGTAGACAGGCTCAGGCGTTCCTGGCTCAGGAGCAGACGAAGCAGAGAACACATCCGACACCGCTGCCTGTGCTTGGCTCGGACTAAAGCCCAACATATTAGTCAGGCCAAAGTAGAGCAACGTATCAGGGTTGGTGTTTGGTATCAGACCCTGGTTGACAAGATACTGGATGTCCGCGCTATTCGGGTTTGAGAAATACTGATCGACAAACGCCCTAAGTTGGTCCGTTGTATAGCCGTTGTAAGTAGCCATGATTACCCTGGTATCTCGATGTTGCTGGTTATGCCTGCGCCTACCTTCATAGCCTTCATCTGAGCCTCGGCCTCGAACTCCATCTTCTTAAGCTCCAACTCGGCTATGGCCTTCTCTCTTGCAAGCTGGATGTCGGCCATTGCTTTCTGACGCTTGATCTCGATGTCTGCTTGAGCCTGCGCCATCATCATCTGGACCGCAGGATCTGGGCCTTGTTGTTGGGGTTGGGCAAGGGCTTGATCGACCTCTTGTGTTACGGGCTTGAAGAACTCAGCAGAATCCGCAAACCCTGCCGCCTCAACCAGTTTTCCGAGCGTTGCACGATATTGCGAGAGCGACACTAAAGGATTGTTTGGCCCCAACATTTGGAGCATCTGCTCTTGCTTTGAGAGAACCATT